GGGAGAAGTCATAAGAGACTTTCCCGTCTCGCTCCCATCGGTACACTTCAAGAGTTGCGCTCGGTTCGCTTTCAAAATCTTCGATAGTTTTCTTTTGATTGCGCTCCCAATTCCTCCCATATGCGCCCCCCGAGTCGAGGAAATGTCTTCCCGTGTTTTCAGTCAACATCCGATGAATTAAGGTTTTTGCGTTCATGGTTTATTACTCCTAGCAGATGAATTTATAAAAGATACAACTATTGCATCAACGATTCTGAACCCTTTCGAGTTGACAGTCAAGTGAAAATTTCAACTTTTTTTAATTTTTTTTAAGGGGGTTGTTCAACCTGGTTTTTGGGGTTTGTTTTTTTGCAACTCCCCGCAGAAACGAGAAGGAGCCAGCAGAAATTAAAAGTCCGGATTACAATCACGGCAAGTTCAGAAACTCCGAAAGAATTCCCATGAAGCGATTAAGTAGAGCAGAGATAAAAGAAGGCCTAAAATCAGTCCCGATAGAGACGGTTCTATTGGGATCAATAGGAGCAAAGGAAAAGTCTCTGACCGCAAAGCAGAAGGAGTTCGCCCGTCAGATTGCCCTCGGAGAAACAAAGGCCGGAGCGTATCGGAAGAGCAGAGAGACTAAGGCCAAACCTGCAAGCGCAAGCAGAGAAGGCCAAGAGTTAATGAAGAACCCTGCAATAGTCTCGCAAGTGGAGGCCTATAAGGTGGCACTAGAGGCGCAGAAATTCGCAACTCCTGCCCACTTGAGGGCGCTAACTATCCATAAGTTAATCGAGGGCGCACTAGATCCCGAGATGCCTCCGGCGCAGAGGGTCAAGTGTCTGGAACTATTGGGGAAGATTACCGAGGTCGCATTGTTCACCGAGAGAAGAGAAACGGTGGTGACGCACAACTCGGAGAAGATTCGGGAGAAACTTCTGGCCTCCATCAGGTTAGCCATCAAGTCGGACGCCATTGATGTTGATTCCTCCGGCGATGAACTACTAGCAGAACTCGGAGGGGGGGCGGATGCCGAAATCGTCGAGAGCGCACCCTACCACCTGGCCACCCCCCAAAAAAATTTAGACACCCCCACTGCACTTAGTCATACTATTCCACACAATGGATCCATCTCAGAATTGGCTCACCAACTTAGTGACTCTGGTTCTGCTACAAAAGAAGAAAACCTTGATTCAGAGGTTGATACAAATCTCACTTGTACAGGTGTTACAAGTGACAAACCGTTATAAATCAATGACTTATGTGTAAAGTGATTACTTACTTAGGGGTGGGGGGTATGTTTTTTGGGGAGTTAGGGGGAATAAGTAATATAGAAAACCCCCCCCTTATGTTTTTGGGTCCCCTGTTTAGGGGGAGGGGGTATATATGACACCAGCGCAGAAAGAAATATTTTTGGTTATTGATGAGTGGTGGAGGAGGTTTGGCTATGGTCCTACGGTCAAAGAAGTGATGATGATGACTGGGGCGAAGGGGGAGGGGAATGTGCATAGGAAGATGAGAGTTCTTGTGGACTTGGGGGTTTGCAAGGGGGTTCCTAATAGGGCACGCTCTATCCGGCCTGCTGGGTTAAAGGTGCGTTCGATTGAGTAAGTTATATGATTTGATTAGTCAGCTCCCTGATGGTGAAAGGGAGGGGATTATCGCTATGGCCATGCAGTACCAGGACGCGGTCTCCAGGGAGAAGGGGCAGAATAACTTTCTGTCTTTTGTGAAGACTATGTGGCCGGGGTTTATTTCGGGCAGGCACCACGCCGTCATGGCTAAGAAGTTTGAAGATCTCGCCTCAGGAAAGACTAAAAGGCTGATTATCAATATGCCACCCCGGCACACTAAATCTGAGTTTGCCTCTTACTTATTGCCTGCTTGGTTTTTAGGTAAGTTTCCTGAGAAGAAGATTATTCAGTGCTCGAATACCGCTGAACTAGCGGTCGGCTTTGGCCGGAAAGTCCGTAACCTTGTGGACGGAGAGACTTACGCCAAGATCTTTCCTAATGTTTCACTGAGACACGACTCAAAAGCGGCTGGCCGTTGGTCTACTAACGCTAATGGCGAGTACTTCGCTATCGGGGTTGGGGGTACGGTGACTGGAAAAGGTGCCGATCTTCTGATTATTGACGACCCGCACTCAGAACAAGAGGCCGCCTTAGCTGCAAATGACCCCTCAATCTACGATAAGGTCACAGAGTGGTATACCTCAGGTCCTCGTCAGCGTCTACAGCCTGGTGGCCGCATCGTTATAGTGATGACAAGGTGGGGTAAAAGGGATTTAACAGGCCAAGTCTTGAAGGCTGAGGGTCAAAGGGGAGGGGAAGCATGGGAAGTTATCGAATTTCCTGCAATTTTGCCCTCTGGCAAGGCGCTATGGCCTGAGTTTTGGTCACTAAAAGAGTTAGGCGCCCTTAAAACCGAGCTCCCAAACACCAAATGGCAGGCGCAGTACCAGCAAAACCCGACTTCTGAAGAATCAGCTATCGTAAAAAGAGAATGGTGGAAGATCTGGGAAAACGAAGACCCACCTAGATGCGACTTTACCCTGATGGCGTGGGATACCGCCTTTGAAAAAAGCAACAGAGCCGACTATTCGGCCTGTACCTTATGGGGAGTTTTTGAAAAAGAAGACGAAAACGGGACAATGCAGAGTAATCTGATACTGCTAAACGCCCTTAGGGATCGGCTAGAGTTTCCGGCTCTAAAGAAAAAGGTAATCGAGGAGTGGAAGGGCTGGGAGCCTGACTCAATGATCATCGAAAAGAAAGCCTCGGGCGCTCCTTTGATCTATGAACTAAGAGCGATGGGTATACCGGTTCAAGAATTCACTCCTGTTAAAGGGAATGACAAAATTACTAGATTAAATGCCGTATCTGACCTGTTTGCTTCTGGTAGAGTCTGGGCACCAAACACACATTGGGCTGAAGAAGTGATTGACGAGGTTGCATCTTTCCCCTCTGGGGAGCATGATGACTATGTTGATACCGTATCCCTCGCGTTGATGAGATTCCGCAAGGGTGGTTTTATTCGCACTCTGTTAGACGAAGAAGATGAACTGCCCTCATTTAGGCGCAGGTTTGAGGGATATTACTAAGGACAAAATATGGCAATTGATAAAGCACTAGGACAAGCCCCAATGGGCTTAGATCTCGAAAATATGGCAGATGATCCTGCTATTGAAATTGAGATCGAAGATCCTGAGAAAGTCACCATTGGTATTGGTGGCATGGAAATTGAGATTGATCCAGATGAAGAGTCAGATGACGACTTTAACGCCAACCTTGCCGAAGATATGGATGAGGGTGCGTTAACTGAACTATGCGGTGATTTAATAGGTGAGTTTGAAGAAGATGTATCTAGCCGCAAAGACTGGATGCAGACTTATGTAGACGGCCTAGAGTTGTTGGGCATGAAGATCGAAGACCGGACAGAACCTTGGCCGGGAGCCTGTGGTGTTTACCACCCCCTGCTTTCAGAAGCGCTAGTTAAGTTTCAGGCTGAGACGATCATGGAGACCTTCCCATCTCAAGGCCCAGTCAAGACTCAGATCATTGGCAAAGAAACGCCAGAGAAAAAAGAAGCGGCTGTTCGTGTTAAAGACGACATGAACTACCAGTTAACCGAAGTGATGGTGGAGTACCGCCCAGAGCATGAGCGTATGTTGTGGGGCTTGGGGCTTGCCGGTAATGCATTTAAGAAAGTGTATTACGACCCGTCGATTGAGAGACAGGTAGCAATCTTTGTTCCTGCTGAAGATGTGGTTGTTCCTTATGGGGCATCTAACATCCAAACATCTGAGCGTGTGACCCATGTAATGCGCAAAACAGAGAACGAACTGCGCAAGCTACAGGTGGCAGGTTTTTATCGTGACGTAGAACTTGGTGATCCAGTTGATGCATTCGACGAGGTGGAAAAGAAGATCGCTGAGAAGATGGGGTTCCGTGCCTCATCTGATGACAGATACAAACTTCTTGAGATGCACGTTGACATCGACCTTCCCGGCTACGAGGACACAGACGATGATGGCGAGCCGACGGGCATTGCTTTGCCTTACGTTGTTACTATCGAAAAAGGCACCCAAACAGTTTTAGCAATTCGTCGAAATTGGAACCCAGATGATGATACTAAACAAAAACGCAATCATTTTGTCCATTATTCATACATCCCGGGATTTGGCTTCTACGCTTTTGGTCTTATCCATCTCATTGGCGCTTTTGCCAAGTCTGGCACTTCTATTATTCGCCAACTTGTTGACGCTGGTACTCTCTCGAATCTCCCCGGAGGATTCAAAACAAAAGGTCTTCGGGTTAAGGGTGATGACACGCCAATCGCTCCGGCGGAATTCCGAGATGTAGACGTAGCCTCTGGCACGATTAAAGACAACATCATGACGCTCCCATATAAGGAGCCGTCGCAGGTGTTGTATACCCTATTGGGCACCATTGTTGAAGAAGGCCGCCGGTTCGCTAGTGCGGCGGATCTGAAGGTATCCGACATGAGCGCTCAGTCCCCGGTCGGGACTACGCTGGCTATATTGGAGCGCACGCTAAAAGTGATGTCTGCCGTCCAGGCGCGTATTCACTACAGCATGAAGCAGGAGTTCAAACTCCTTAAAAACATCATCCGTGACTACACCCCAGAAGAGTATTCGTATGAGCCGGTAGAAGGCGCTCCACGGGCTAAACAGTCAGACTACGATGATGTAGACGTAATCCCTGTATCAGATCCTAATGCGGCAACCATGTCGCAAAAGGTAGTTCAGTACCAGGCAGTCATGCAGTTGGCTCAGGGGGCACCACAACTCTATGATCTACCTTACTTACATCGGCAGATGCTGGAAGTCTTGGGCATTAAGAACGCAGCCAAATTAGTTCCTATGCAAGACGATCAAAAACCACGCGATCCGATTTCAGAAAATATGGACGTGATTAAGAATAAGCCACTCAAGGCTTTTGCTTACCAAGATCACGCAGCCCATATTACAACCCACCAAACATTTATGCAGGATCCAATGACTGCACAAATGATTGGTCAAAACCCAATGGCACAGCAAATGATGGCTGCACTACAGTCACACATTGCCGAGCACTTTGGATATATGTACCGCAATCAGATTGAGCAGCAGGTCGGAGCACCAATACCGACGTTTGAGGAAGACGAGCCAATCCCAGAAGATGTTGAGTTTGCCTTATCTCGACTGGTTGCCCAAGCATCTCAGCAGTTGCTTCAACAGAACCAAGCTGCTGCCGCGCAACAACAAGCGCAACAGCAGGCGCAAGACCCAATCATCCAGATGCAAATGCAAGAACTTCAGCTTAAAGGTCAGGATCTTCAGCGCAAAACGCTTAAGGATCAGACAGACGCCAAACTCAAGGTTCAGCAACAAGAGATTGAACGACAAAGAATTCAGTCTCAGGAAAAGATTGCCGCCGCTAACGCAATGGTGGAGGCAACCGCTGAAGATGAGAGGCTCAAACTTAAAGCTGGCGGGGACTTTGTTCGTGCCGTTGCTGATGATGAAAGAATTAGGCTGGAGAGGGACAAAGAACTTCTTCGGCTTAGTGGTAGAACCCAACCTTCCAAAAAAGGAGAGTAAATGAGTAATGACCTTCTCAAGTATCTTTCAGACAAGATACGCGAGGAAATGAAAGTAATCGAACAGGACGCAGTTTTAGGTAAGGCCAAAGATTTTGGAGCGTATCAATACGCTTGTGGCATTTACCGTGGCTTACTGATCGCAAACAATATTCTTATAGAAACCAAAGAAAGGATGGAAAGCTCTGATGACTGAACTGCTAATCGGCACAAACCCCGATGACCCAAGCGAGGCAACTGTATTACCCGACACCGACGATAGGAAGGCTAAACAGTTACCAGACCCCTCGGGATACCGCATTTTGTGTGGGATTCCTAACATAGAGGAGCAGTATGAAAGCGGAATTATTAAATCTGATCTAACCCTCCAGCATGAAGAACTACTCACAACGGTTCTTTTTGTGGTCAAGATGGGGCCGGATTGCTATAAGGACGCCGCAAGGTTCCCATCAGGGCCTTGGTGTAAGGAAGGGGATTTTATTCTCGTGCGCCCACACGCAGGTACGCGGCTAAAGATTCATGGCCGTGAGTTCCGCATCATCAACGATGATTCCGTCGAGGGGGTGGTTGAAGATCCCCGTGGAATCAGCCGCAAATAGGAGTAAGAAATGCCTTTACCAAAAGAAGCAGAAGGAAAGCCCGATTTTGAATTTGAAATAGAGGGCGAAGATCAGGGTAAACCCGTAGAAAGTAGCGAGAAGCCTGATTTTGATATAGAAGTTCAAGACGACACGCCAAAGGGAGACCGTAACAGAACACCGTTACCTCTAAGTTTGCGCGAAGAGTTAGAGAATTTGCCCCCAGATGAATTAGAAGAATATTCTGACAGGGTTAAAGAGCGCTTAAAGCAGATGAAAAAGGTCTGGCACGATGAACGTCGGGCTAAAGACGAAGCTGCAAGGGAGCGGGAAGAGGCCATATCTCTTGCCCAAAGGGCAATTGAAGAGAATCGGCGCCTTAAGTCTAGGCTATCTGAGGGGGAGAAATCCTTCATAGATACAGCCAAAGGGGCCGCCGAACTTGAGATGGAAATGGCTAAAAAAGCCTATAAAGAAGCCTATGACTCTGGCGATTCTGACAAATTAGTCGATGCTCAGGAAAAGCTGTCTACGGTCAACTATAAGCTCCAGCAGATTAAGAATTACAAACCCCCTTTACAAACCGAAGAAATTCCTGTAAATAGTCCTCCAGAGCCAGTCTCAAGACCGGATCCAAAAGCGAGTTCGTGGCAAGAGCGAAATCCTTGGTTCGGTAAAGATAGGCTTATGACTAGTTTGGCGTTAGGTCTACACGAAGACTTGGTTGCACAAAATGGTCAGGCTTATGCGACGACTGACGAGTATTACCAGCGTATTGACAAAACAATACGTGAGAAATTTCCGGAGAATTTCGGAGATGAAGTAAAAACGACGAACGGGGGCGGCAAGCCCGTTACGCGCACCGATAGACCTGCCACAGTAGTTGCTCCGGCATCGCGTAGCACATCC